ATCTGCTACAAGTGACGCTGTAGGGACAACAACTGTTGCTAATTTACTTACTTGGGCAGAAACACGAAAAGGTCAAATAGAACAGGCACAAGAAGAGTATGAAACGGTTTTGGCTAACGATGAAGCTAATGACACAAACAATGCTTCTGGAAAAACTTGGGTAGATTACGACCCTAATTATTCGTAAAACGTATTTCTTATTTGTAAAACTTTTCTTTTTTTAGGTCCTGTGACAGGACATACTTTATGCAATATACCATTTTTAATTGCTAATATTGAGTTAGGTTTAGGTGTACTAGCTAAAGGCATTCCCCTTTTTGTATCTATTAATGTTTCACCGCCCCAGTTAGAAAACCACTCATCCATAATATAAAAAGAATAACTCAATGTAAAATGACCATCATCATGCCAATTAATTCCTGAAAATTTTTTATATTCATAGTAACTAAAAGTAATCATAGAATTTAGTTGATAAGGAATAAAAGGACAATCCACGAGTGTCTGTATGAGTTCTTCAAATAAAGGATCAATACATTTTTTTAATTTACCTTTTTCGTATTCAAGAATGTGATCTTTTGTTTGAATAACTTCATTCATCGTTGTTTCATCGTTTTCTTCATACAAATTTTTTTCCCAATCTTTGTGAGAACTTATTAAATTTAAATCTGTAAAATTAAAATTTGATATTTTTTTAAAATAATTTTTTTCTAAAAAGTCTTCAACTATGATTGCACAATCGTCAATGTTTGCAGCTATATGCATTATTTAAAACTTTTTTTATTCCAAAACATTCTTTTGTATTTATCTACCCACTCACTATTTATTAAATTTATTGTTTTTGAATGAAGTTTTTCCATATAAAAACCTGACCACATTTTCCATGACTCTCTTTTAAAAGGAACAACTTGAACCATAGGTTCACCTTTTTTTATTATAAATTGTTCGTCTTTTTTGTGTAAAATAAAAGGAAAATTAATTAGATTAATATAAGTGTCCGTATCTACAACGCCTGCAATAATTTCAAATCTAGGTTCTAATCTATTCATAGGTTTAATAAATAGACAGCTATATCCTGGTGGTGTTTTGATTAACCATTTATTGTGAAACTTACCTGCGTTTTTTCCTGCTACTTTTTTCCAAGAAGGAGGTAGTTGTGTTTCATTATGAAAACCAAAATCTTCTGCTTGCCTGTTTGCTGGGGTTACAGAAAAATCATCTTCTACTGCATCTACTACATAATCTTGATCAAAAGGTATAATGTAACCAGCGGTCATTGAATCTAAAAAAGGAATACATGTTTTAAGAGTTGGGTTGTGAACATTACCATCAGTATGTCGTGCTAATTTTTTATAATCATCAGGAATAAATCTTGACGCTGGTTTAGGATGAGGCCATACCTCAAGCATTTCTTTATTAGTTGCACAAAATGTAATTTTTTTATTCATATTTTTGTATAAAATTAAAAGACATTGATCTTCTAACTTCTCCTTTTATTTTTGTTTTAAACGGCATCACACAATGTTGATGTTTTGCTTCAAAGATATAAAAATGCCCTACTTCAGGTTCCATCCAAGTCATGTTTGTACCATTGACATCCGTAAAACCTAATTGACCATCTTTAAATTTGTGTGGATCTTTCACATCATTAATAAATTCAGGTACTTTTAAAAACATAACACTAGACCAACCAGTGTTATCATGATGAGTGTGAGGGGGATTGTATTCTCCTTCCACCATATCATTTATCCAACAGCTTAAAATCTCTAATTCTGTTGTTCCTTTGAACAAATTTACTTTATCTAATGTCTCAATGTAATCGTTCATGCAATCAACTATGTTTTGAGCTATTTTAGTTTTACCTATTAAATGTGTAAATTCTAATTCTGAATCAAGTCTACCCGCTAATCTTGAACCAAAAGAACCTAACTGTTCCCTATGCTCTTCATATTTATTATTTAAATCATCAATAGCATCTAAAGGCATGTCATATCTTTTAACTATTCTTCCAAACATTGACGTCGCTGCTGGTAAATTACTCATCCTCTGTTTGCCTCCATCTTAACCAAAATTGAACACTAAATCTTTGTTCTAAAAAAGAAACATTTTTATTATCAACAGTGTGTAACGGAGTAATTGCATGAGGTATATAAGAAGGAAAAACTACCATAAAATTATTTTTATTTTTAATTTTAATAATTTCACCATCTTCCATAAACATCATATCGCCGCCAATTAATTTATCACTTTTGTTTAAAATTAAATTAAAAGTAAATAAATTATTTTTACTACAGTCGGTGTGCCAATTATAATAACCATTATTATTATAAGATATAACGTGAATATCCCAAGCTAAATCTCTTACTCCTCTGCCTGCAAGAGTTAAAAAATTATACATGGAACAACCATTTTTTTCTATGTAAGAAGAAAAACCTTGATGTAAAAACCATTCAATTAATTTTTTTATATTTGTATTATATTCTGTGTTATCTTTATAACTAATCCAATAATCTAAAGCTTCACAGTCAGAGGAATTGCTTTGTCTTTTACCCCTGTTTCCCCAATTGGGTGTATTAAAATTACCTCTACTATTTAGAAAATCTGTGTAAATATCATCTGTTAAATTATTAGGTAAATAATTTTCACAAGCAATAACACTATTAGACAGGTTATAATAATTCATTCTTTTTTCTGCCCCTTTCATAACATGAATTTACTGTCAAGAAAACAATTATAAAAAGATTACTTGATATATTCTGTACACATGTTTAAATTAGATCTCACCCAAAAATTATAAATCAAGGAGATATTATGGAAAATCAAGAAGTATTGAAGGCTATAGCTACCCTTGCTGATAAGGTGAGTCGTTACCACGAACGTTTATTAGCAGTGGAAAGAGAAAACGAAAAACTACAAAAAGAATTATTAGAACACAGAAATGTGCCTCACATTCATACAATTGAAGGTAAGCCTCATAACTCCGATTCAACTGTTATGGTAACAGGTTTAGACTCTGATATGGAATGTGAAGCGTGTAGCGCTTAAAGTAAATTGATAGTTTATTTAGTAAAGGACAATGAACTAATTCCTTTTTCAGTACATAATAGCAAATCTTTTTTTGATGAAACAAAAAAATTAATATCTGAAGGACAACCTGTAGTTGTTAAATATGAACACAATAGTTTAAATACTTATTGGGAAAGTGAGTTTTCTGAAAATCCAAAAGAGTATGTAAAAGATATTACACAATCTAGATTTGTAAATTTAAAAGAAAGAAAATCAAATAAATCAGTTGATTTTAAAAATTTTATATATTCACAAGGTTCTTTTGATAGAATTATAAAATGGAAAAACATACCTTTATATAAAACTTGTTATGACTATTCCATTTACCCTGCTGTTTTAACAGAAGTTAAACCTAAAACAATTTTTGAATTAGGTACAGGAGATGGAGCTAGTTGTATTTGGTATCAAGATATTTTAAAATCACATAATTTAAATTGTAAAATACTTACATTTGATACGTTTGAACCTGTAGAAAAATTTAAAGGAATTGAATACTATAAATTTGATTTAGAAAATATAGAAAATTTTAAGATAAAAGAATGTCCTCATCCTTGGTTAATAATAGAAGACTGTCATGTTAATTTAAAAGGTATACTTAATTTTTTTGACAAAAAAATGACACAAGGTGATTATCTGATTGTAGAAGATAATGATGAAACTAAACAAAAAACAATACAAAATTTTATGAAAAATAAAAAATATCAAGTTGATACAAGATACACAGATTTCTTTGGATATAACAACTGTTCTTTTGTAAACGGAGTTTTTAAAAAAAGTTAATTACTCGGGAGTTTCTCCCAACATATCTGCTAAAGAAGGAGCAAATACTTTAACGTCTCTTCTAATTTTTTCAGCAGTTGTAGATGTACCTGGATTATTAACATCAGCTTGAGCTGCCTCTTCTGATTCATATTCAGCGCCTGTATCAGCGTGAGTAATTGTCGTTTCAGTTTTTACTTTATAATGAGGGATTCTTCTTCCATCACTTGTTGTAATGTGTCCTAGTAATTCAGCAGGTTCAACTATCGGCATCTTCGTTTCTCCAATTTATGTTAAAACTAATAATAACTCTGTCATCATTAGAGTAATTTGTTTGTACTTCATGTTGTAACCATGAAGGGAAAAAAATCAAGGAATTTTCAACAGGTTCCCATTGTACGCTGTGAGCGAGGTGTATAGAGGATTTATCTGTTTTTGGGGGTGATAACACCTCTGACTGTGGTTTAGGCTCTAGAAACACAATATTTCCAGACTTTTTAGGAGCTTTAAGATAAAATACACCAGATAAATAATTGTATGGGTGTGTATGCACGTTGTTTCGTGATCCTGGCGGGTTTATCATACTCCACATACCAGTCATCTCAGGAACATAATTGTGTTTGACATCTAGGTGATTAAAACAATCTTTAGAGTATTTTAATATATCACCAACCAAAGGACGAAACTTTTTCATATCGTATATTTCGTCGTGACTATGCCAACCACCAACATTGGACCGTGGCATACCCATCTCATCTTTTTCTCGTAATTGATAGATACTATCAATGAGATGTTCGTGGCCTTTAAGTTGTAGTGAAAATACAGGAGTAATAAATAGGGAATGTAAGTTAATCAGAGTTGTCCTTTCGTGACCTCCATAAAACTTGCTATAATGTGCACCTGATTGGCAGCATTGGCTTGAACTTTAAGAACATCACTTTCTTGCAGAACTAAAGGTTGAGTCAATAATTCTGTTGTTGTGTTTGTAGCAACACTCTTTGCTTTGAATACTTCAAAGGTTGCAGCTCCTCTGACAACTTCAACATCAACTAAAGTTGTTGAACCAGAGTCATTACAAATTAAAAGAGATTTTACTACATCCGTAGTAGGCATTACTGGTGGCGTTGCACCAGGATTAGCCGTAGGAACTGTTATAATGGTTGTTAAATCTGTTGTGGTGATATCCACCATTGCGCTTTTAAATACATTAGCCAAGGAAAAAAGCCTCCGACTGTGATTCTTCTTTTAAATCTTGTTGGTAGTTTGTGTTAAGTAAAAGAATAATTTGATCTAATAGTGCAACCATTTGATCAAACTGATTGGGACTATACTCTTCTGTAGCATTTGGTAATCGTGTAATTGTTATTTTAGCCATTATCTTCTTCCGTCTGGTCTAAGTTGTAATTTAGTAGATCCAAGTCTCCAAGCTGTGTCATCAACTGTGTTAGTTTCATATTTAATTTTAACCGCTCTACCTCTACCTCTTACATCAATTTTTTCCGTGGTGCTAGTAATACTCCCTGTTGTAGTTACGTTAGATGCAGATTGTGGATACTGTTCTAATGTTAAAGTAGCTGTCATTGTGTTAGCCAAATTATCAAAGTCAGGAACTAATCTACTGACTGACATAAGCTCATCACCATCAGCAATCTCAACAGATCCAGTTGTTAAAAAAGCAGATAAAGCTGTACCATCCGCTTGGTTATTACCTGATTCATGTTCGTAAAGATAAGAAGCACCTGCAGTCAAACCTAATATAGTGGATACATTTGCTGTTATGGAAGCATCATATTCTGTTGCTATAGGGTTTTCATATACATAAGCACCAAGCCATGTTGTTCTACCAAGGTTAACAGTGTACCAAGTGTTTTCTAAATAATTGTAAGCAACGCCTCTGTCTATTGCTGTAGCGTTTGCTGAAGGGTAATACCAAATAATTTCATTAAAAGCTGTATTTATACCACAGGCAATATCATTTCTATTTGTGTAACTAAGATCATCAAATACATAATCCTGTACGGAACATGGCATTTTTTTAACAACACCATCATACATGTAAAAAGAATTATCAGACATCCAGTATGCTCTACCATTTACTTCAATAGCAGCATGCTGTGCTATCAATCCACAGTTTGCACCAAGTTGTCTTAAACCAAAAGTAAAAGGTGTACCAACAAACTGAACACCGTGAAGTGATGTATCTGTCCAAACAAGTATTTGACCTGATGATTTAACAGCACCTACTATTCTAGAACCATCTGATATACGCAGTGAACCAGCCTCATTTGTTGCAACTGGTGTATACTCTGTAGCATCTTCTCGATCAGAAAAACGAAATAACAAATCATCTTGTGATGCTGGTGTGCCAATAGTAGTTTCTGTACCAAAAATCATTAAATGTCTTGTGTCAGTAGAAACCAAACTAAATCTTGATGCAGTAGGAGCGTTAGACAATGCTGTTGCTCTTGCATCTATTGCACCAGAAAGATCTTTTATATAGGTGCTACTATTTAAAACCGTGGCTATTAAATCTTCTCCAAAATTATCTAATGACCAACTACGTGCAAAAACAGTTACATCTGAAGAGGTGCTTGGTTCATCCCATGCACCAGCACTCCAAGTATCTGTGCCCCATCCATAACCATAAGTTGATGCGGTTTCCCCAATATTAATTTGATAATTAGCATTACCTGATCCGCCTCCGCCAGAAGTAGAACCAGAAGCTGCGCTGGTATGTGTTACTTTGTAGGTATTTGCATCAACACGTGTTGTAACTTCAAACTCATTATTCATATCTAAACCATCTATTGCAGAGAAAGAATCAAAGGTAACAAAGTCTCCTTCTATAGCGCCGTGGTCTGCATCAGTTACTGTAACTGTTGTTGTACCGTTTGTTGTAAAAGGATTTGTTAA